TATTTTACAATCTTCTTTTGTATTATTACCTAATACACCTCTATATTTTGCTACCACAAATCGTGGATCTATAACTTTACTCTGGTATGGTTGTATATTATAAGTATCGCCAAATTGAGTGCCTGTCACAAGTATAATTCCATATCCACCATAACACCATGCATCAACCCAACCATCTTTACCATTCCAAACTCTTAAGTTAGTTTTAAAACAACATTTACCAGTATTAGTATCTTCTGCTTGATAAACATTGTATGTTGCCCAATTTTTTAAATCTTCAACCCAAAAATATTTTACTTCAGTATCACTGCCATTCTTTGATAGATTATTAACGCCATCACTAACAATTGATGTATTATTATATTTTGTGCCATAATAATCATATGGCGCAATAAAATTATTTTTTCTTATAAAATCATCAAGACTTTCATCCTCTGTTTGTTCAGGTGGATTAGATATACTATCTGGAACTTCAGATACTACTGCCCTTGCTCTATTAGTTCCTGGCCAAGCAAAACCTTGAACACCATCTTCGTATTGAACTTTATAAACAGTTTCTTGCATATAGATATTTATAATATTGTTTCAAAAAAATCATATATAATACGTATATCTATTAGTGAGGATTTTATGAAAATAGCCGGATTAGACTTATCTATTTCATCCAGTGGCATAATTATAGAAGAAATTGACGATAACTTTGAAATAAAAAATATTGAGCGACACGGGTTTACTAGTGTAAAGAAAAATTCTATATTATCAAATATCGTTTACTATAATAAGAATGATTTTAAAAACGATTATGAACGCTATCAATTTTTCTGCGACAATATTGTAGGTTGGTGTAAAGATTGTGAATATATAGCTGTCGAAGACTATGCTTATTCTATGTCTGGCGCATCCGGCTTAATTTTCTCCTTGGCAGAATTTGAAGGAAATATTAAGCTAACTTTATTCAGAGAAGGCTGTAAGCTTCGTTTTTATACTCCTAACCAAAATAAAAAATTCTTTTCTGGTCGTGGAAATGCTGATAAGATTGGAATGAAGGATGCATTTGAATCTTGGACTGGTAAAAAACCAGATTTAGGCGATTTGCCACTTGTAACTAATGGAAAATCTGGAAATTCTCCAACTTCTGATATTATCGATGCCTTTAGCCTTTGTGAATTCTTACGAAAAGAACTAAGGATTCGTAATAATCTTGAAACTATGGAACAACAGGAAAAGTACATCAAAGAATGTTTTTTGACTAAAACACAGGAACATATTAATGGCCTAATAAATTCTGATTTCCTTTATAAATAATAGTAGAGGAATTATGCAATTAATTGATGCACTGGATATACTTGTAGAGAATAATCTTATCAATGAAGATGAAATAAAGATTAGAGAAGCTACGTATGATGAATACATAGCTGCATTTAAGAAAGTTGCAGCAAATGAAGTAAATGAATTCTACAAAAATGCCACTGAAGAACAAAGAAATATATTAGAAAAACAAATTGTAAACTCTGCTGACATTATTTGGGATAGACTTCTTCATAAGTATACAATTACAGGAACTGAAATTTTAGCAACATTACCAAATAATGACGGTTCTACATATATCTCTATGGCATATGTTCCACCTATTAACCGTGGAAATTATGGTTCTATAAAGGCATTAAAACAATGCATTGCAGACTCACCTAACGGCGTTTCATTGCATACTAATAAAAACAATAAAAGAGTTATCCAACTTGTTCAATACTTTGGTTTTAAGCAATATCCATCTGTACATCCGAATGAACTTTTCTTTGCAAATAAACCAGGTATTGGTGGTAATGAATGGGTATCAAATGATCAAACACCAGATACAGACTAAGGACTTAAGATGATTACAAAATTATTTTTAGACATGGACGGTGTAATAGTCAATTTCAGAGGACAGTGTGAAAAATTTAACTGTATTGATGGAAATACTGTAGACTGGAATGTTATCCATAATGCAGGTTCTGACTTCTGGTCTGAAATTGAATGGCTTCCTGAAGGCAAGGAACTATTCGAATTTATCAAGAAAGTATGCGCTGAAGAAGACATCGATTTATATATCCTTTCTTCTGTAAACTTCAGCGAAGGTAAAGTCGGTAAATTAAAATGGCTTAAGAACAATACCGATATTGATAAGCACCACATTATAATCACAAACCTTGGAAAAGAAAAAGCCTATTATGCTGACCCAGAAGCATTGCTTATAGATGACTTCCGTAAAAACTGTGATGCTTTCTCTTCCGCTGGTGGTCAGGTAATAAAATACGAAACACCAAAACAGACTAAAGAAGAGTTACTTACATTATTAGGATTTTAAATTAAAAAACCGGTTATTTAACCGGTTTTATTTTTTATTAAACTTTATGAGTTGCTGCATATCGCTGAATATTAGGCGCAATACTTAGACTTTTAGTCAATGCTTTATCAAGTCGTCTTGAGAACATATTTCCCAAAGATTCATCTGCTTTACTTAATGTCTTATAGAACTTTACTGCATTTTTCCATTCCTGTAATTCTACAAGGTCATCAAGTTCATACTTATTGGCCGCAATCATCTTATCTGACAACTTTTTACATACCATATCAGCAATATTCTGAACCATTTCAGATGTCATTGTTACATTTGACCCCATATTGTATTCTTTTTGTAAATCCTGACTGAATTCTGTAGATTTTATATTGGAATTATACATATCGGCTGCTTTTGCATTGAAATCTCTTGCAGCTGCATGCGTAATTAAGCCTAAACCTAAAGCTAAACCAGCAATAAAACGACCAAGTTTACCTTCATTTAATATTACATAGCCATTAGATTCAAGTAATTTTCTGGCTTCATCCAGTTCATTTACTTTTCTATTGTAGTATTCAGTAAAAGATTCTCTCATATATTCTCCATAACTTATATTATTTATAAATAATGTATGGCTAGAGATTATGCTGCAGAATTCCGAAAATTATTCAGTAACGGGTGTACGGTTCAAGGCTGGGACTGGAATGCGCCTCGTTATTTCGATTCAACAGAAAACGACTGTTATTCTGCGGAAGCTGCCTTAGTTTCTGAACTTACATCAGAAGCATATAACAATTTTGGTTTCGAAGTCCTTTATTATATAAAGGCCATAGATACAAAAATAGACAGACTATATGGCGAAGATCCGCTTGAAAATGTAGAACGTAGATTTAAACTGCAAATGTATACTGACAGCATACCAACTATGCAGAAAAGCTATGATTTACAGGGTATGATTTATAATGAGCTTATAACCTGTCAATGTACAGTCCAGCATTTTTACGAAGCATCTCAATTATCTTATCCTGATATGCAGGATATCTATGAGGCTGAAGTTCCTAGAATAGGCGATATTGTCTATATGGAATATTCAGATACATATTATGAGGTAGTTAATGTAAAACAGTTTGCTGACAGCACTACATTCTTGTCAACTCCAATGACCTATACGTTTATCTTACGTGTATGGCGCAATAATCATGAAGATGTCGATGTTAATAAGATTAATCCTGACAAGATGGAAGAATTTAATGAATATGCTTCACTAGGCGAAACATTTAATCTTGACCTTAAAGATACTGAAGAGCATAATACAGCACATGTTCAAGCTGATGCTACAGAAGAAAACGGCAAGATTAAAGAAGGCAGTGACATGCTCGCTATTAATGAAGATTTAAAACATGATGAAACATTAAAATATTCTGAAGAAGGTGAGATTCTCAAAGACGCAAAAGATAATGTTGAATCTCATGTCGTATATAATGACAAAGAAGTCAAGGAAGAAAATCCAGAATATTATGACCCGTTCGGAGGATGGTAATGGGCTTAATAAACATATACAATAGCGTATCTAAATTGAGACCGCATATAACCTATAGGTTCTGTGCTCAAATTAAACCATTTGGTGGCATTACTGAAACTAACTTCGATGATGTTATAGAATTTTCAATCAAGAATATTTCTTTCCCGACTTTTAGTATAAGCAACGACAATAAAAGACTTTTTGGTAACACACAAGTTTCTTTCCCAACAATAAAATTTGGCGAACGTGAAATGAATATTACGTTTGAAGAAACGGACGATATGATGGTATTTAAAACCTTATCACATTTATATGGAGGCAAGCCATATAATAATGAAAGTCTTCCGTTGGTAAACATAAAGGTTACACAGTTTGAAGAATCTATGCTAACTATAGTTGATGAAAAAACTTATGTATGTAGAATAAGTCAATTTGATTTTCCTACATTCAATAACAATGACTATGGTTCGCCTATAGAACTTAAAGCATCATTTTATGTTCTTTATAGCACATCTGATGAAACAGAGCTTGCTAAAATCAAACTTAACGATGATGGTTCCACTAAACATAAAGAGACTCATAACGGTCTCGATAATATATTCAATCAATATATGCAAGACATAAATGCACAAGAACGCGCCGAAGAAGAAAAAAGAAAGAATCCACCTTTACCTGCTGGTGATGGAAAACCTCTTCCAAAAGGCAAAAATACTGACATTATACAGGGTGGGCGTGCATTATTATTACAAGGTGCTTATGATATTGTTGACCCTGCAAAACGTGAGCAATTTATTGCTGATA